TTCATTGAAATTTGGATTATCATTCAGAATAAAATCTGGAATTTGATTTTCAAGAATATCAACTATTTTGACTGAATTGGAATCTTTATTCATTTTATGCTCTTATTTTTTCTTCAGAGAAGTAGCTAGGTTCTACAATAAATCTACTGCCAGAAACATTTTCTCCAGATGAGATTAAATCTTTTGCCATGGAAATTGTACTCTTTCCTATGTCCAGATTTAGATATATTGATTTTTTGGCAATGATGTCATTTGAATAAGGAGTTGCTTCTATTTCAATGATATTGTTAGGCAGAACAGTAGAAGATACATTTATATTATCTATATTGATTTCACCAGTGACATAATTAACTTTTCCTATTGATTTTAATTTAATGGATACTTCACCTTTTTCATATGAGAATAGGAATAAAGTGCCAGTTTCTAAATCTGAGTTTGGTCTATCACCAATATAAACAAGTGTTGACTCTCCATTTACATAAAATCCAGTAGATCTAATGTTATGATCTTTGTTAGATACATTAAATCTATTTTCAAAGCAAATTAAATATTTTGTTGGTTGATTGATTAAAACACCAATATTTCTTCTGATTCTAATCTTTGTAATGTTTGAAGTGATGGCATTACTTGTAGAGTCAATAATTGAGGTTAATTTACTATATTTAAATCTTCCTCCAAATTTGTTCAAATCTGTTGAATTTGAGTATGTGGTGATAGATGAAGTTACTTTTGTCTTTAATTCATCAACAGAAGAAAGTAAATTGGAATTATAGTAAACAACAGAATCAACTTCAACATAGAGAACATTAATATCTACAAATTCTACCTTAATTCCTGCTATAGTGTATTTCTTGAGGGATTGTAAGATGAATTCTTTGGTTGATTCTGACAAATAATCTGAATTTTTTGGTTTAGCTGCAATAAAAACCTTTCCATATTGGGGTGGACTTAACTCTTCACCACCATATGCAGTAATTGATTCTATATTTGGATAAATTGATGGTATAATTGACTCATAATCATTGGAAGTAACTGCTCTATATTGTGCAGCATAGAATCTTGGAGCATAATATCTAACAGATTCTATGGATTGAATAGAATCACCATTCTCTGATGGTATATTTGTTAGTATTGTACTAACATTTCCACTTAAATTTGAATTATTATCACCTATTACCTGTCCAGAGAATACAAAATTTGATGCTCCATTGCCTTCTTTGCCATTTGTAGTAACATATGTCACTATAATTTGGTTATTATTGCTTAATTTCTTTCCAAATATGTCATCTCCAAAGAATAATTCATATTTTTCATCAGAAACTTCTTGAATAAAGTATATTTTTGCTTCAGAATCCACTCCAATAATGTTATCTATGGGTGAATATTCACTTCCAGTGGAATCTTGAGGTGAATTATTGACTCTTACCCTAATAGTGGAGGTGTCAATATATGGATTTGGTAAAATATATTTCTGATTTGACTGCGAATTATCTACAGTGAAGGTTTTTGTTAGTAAAGTTCCTTCATAAATGTCAATTTCTGAAAAAAATGCTGCCCCATCTTCAACTCCAACTGTCACATCTTCTGGAATTGAAAAAATGTAAGTGGTATTATCTAAATTTCCAGTACAAACTATTCCTTTCTTTAAAGTTACTTGTTTAATTTGAGAATTAATTCCAAATACATCAAATGAAATATTTGCTATTGCTGCCTTTCTAGATTGTGGAATATATCCTATGTTCCTTGCCAGAGAAACCACATTCTCCCTTAAAGTGGCACTATCTAGAAATGCCTCATTCACCACCATATTGGTGTTGTAGGCAGTTAGATAGGTGTTATATGCAAGAGTATCAATCAACATTGAAAGGTTAGACCCTTCAAAATCAAAATCTGTAAATGTTGAATTAGCTCTTAAATAATCTTTAATAGAGATTTTGATTTGATCAAAATCTAAATTTGTAAATTGAGTGAATGCCATTAGTATCTAGTTGGCTGTAATATGAAATTTATTGCCTGTGTAGGAACTGCTAATCCTACAATATCATAAACTATATTTACATTAAGTTCATTATCATCAGTTAAAAATGAAACATTCACTGATTTTAAATTTACTCTTGGTTCAAAATTGTTAATAACAGTAATAATTTCTTGTGCTATTGGATCTTTGATTGAACTATCATACAATTCAAATAAATATGATTCAACACTTGAACCTAAAAGAGAATTAAAAAATCTTTCTCCAATTTTTGTTCTCACTAAATTAATTACTGCCCTTTTAATGGCATCTTCATTAATTAAAATTGGAATGTCATTTGTTACAGGATGCCTAAGAAATGACAAGCTGATGTCTTTAAATCCTCTTGATATATTTTCTAAAGGCATCCTGCAAGTAGTAGAATATGTTACTTTTATTTATTGTGGTTTTCCATAAATTGGTTCTGTTCCATATTCCCAGTCATCATAGTCATCATCATTTCTAATTTTCTCATGAAGATCTGCCTGGTCTTTTAAATGATGGTCCTTTGACTGGAATTCATCATGCATGACCTCTCTAAGGGTCTTCTTGGTGGGTCTGTAATCTGTTACTAGTCTATCAGTCCCCCACATCTGATACATGTAGGAGGAGTCTCTGTCTGCATTTCTGTTAAGCATGGTAATTTCCTAATTCTGTATGAATTAGAACTTTTTAAGGGGTTCCTATCCCTTACTACTATCTATTAAAAAAGGAGGTGTTACCCTCCTAAAAATTATTTTCCTTGACCTCTGTATCTTTTAGTTCTTCCATTTCTGGATGATGAACTAAGTTTAGTATTTTGAGAACATCCTTGACGAGTCTTTTTGGGTTTGCTCTCAATAATGACTTTACTAGTCAGTGAAGGACGCTTTGCCATAATTTCATTCCTCAGTACTTATACATTCTACCACAAGGTCACTTGGATTGGGAAGACCTGTCTCATGGAACTCATTGGAAAGATCATCCATAATATCAAACATTTCATCTTGAGAAAGATCTGTATAGATGACCCTACCATTACAAAGAATTCTAAATGATTCTTGTTTTTTCATGACCTACTCTAATTTGTGGGTGACACCAGATTTCAAAACCACATTTTTTAACAGCATCAAGACAGAATGATACATCTTCACCACACATATCTTGAACTTCACCAGAATCAAAGACTTGCATCTGTGGGGCAAACCAAGGATACTTCATTTCTGAATGCTCAAATACTCCTTTTTTAATTAGAGTCCATCCAAATCCAGTATAGTCAACAGTAAATGGTTTCTTTCTGTTGGAGATGGTATTGACCATCTCATGATTCATAACACCACCATTCTTTTTAAAATCATCTTCCTCTAACCAGTGTGCAACTGAAGTAGTTTGTCCATCTTCTGTTGCATACCATCCACATGCAATATCCTTGTCCATTGCAAATAGTGCCCAGAATGCATCAGTATTGAATACAATATCACTATCAATCCACAACTGATAATCATATTGAAGACGACCTTGCCATGGAAGTTGATCTGGTCCAGACAATACATTTGCACCTAGAACTTTGCAACGTGCAAAGTTAACCATGGAAGAATAGTCTTGTGAAATTTGAATCTGTGCACCTGATTGAACAAGATCAAAACATAGTTGCACAAAACTCTTCAAAAATCTATATGATACTCCTCTACCAGGAAGACAAAATACAATAGTCTTTCCTCTAATTCTTTCTTTACACTCTTCCAGATTAAATAGTGCCTCTGGTTGATCTTCTACTTGTTTTGCTTTTACAGTAAATCCTTTTGCCATAAAATTTTCAAATTGTGATGTACGTACGTATCACATCAAATGATACTACTCTATTTATTTTGTGTCAATATCATCAGTAAGGTCTTTTAATCCATTAAAGAAATCTTCATCCATAGGAATAACTTTTTCTTTACCAGTCTCAATATCATCTACCATCTGCATTAGACTTTCAAGAAACTCTTTTGGAAGAGTATCATCATCTCCCAAATAAGTCCAGAACCAACTAACACATTCCTCATAAGGATCATCATACCACATCAGTGCATAATCCTTATAATTACCAGTCATTAGATCTCTCCAGATATGAAAAGATCCACGAATACTTTGCCATCCTGTCATCCAACAATGACCAATCCAATATTCCCACCAGTTCATGCTACATTACTCCCAGAATCTACATCTTGAACATCTTCCATCCAATCCCAATTCCATCTATGATCAATAAAAGAAATTTCAAGTCCAAACTTATATACCCAAAATAAAATACCTAACCCAGTTCCAGATCCAGACTTTATTTGAATATAAGGCCAACAAGGATAATCATTCCAACTTACAGAACCTTGAAAAAATGCCCAGTAAGTTGTGTATAAAACCTGAACATACCAATCATGACCATAATCATAACGATGTTTAAATGAGATTAATTTCATTGATGTTACTCCCAAGGTGCTTTACGATTCATAAGTTCTTTAATCCTTTCCACCACAGCAGGATCTTGTGGTTCATTGATTCTTCGCACAAATTCATCATAATCCTCTACTGATAGAGTAATCTTTGGTAGTTCTTGTGCTAATCTCAACTTACGTTCTGGACTGATAGTTATATTGTAAGGGTCATCATAGTCATAGATGTATTGCTGCATCCATCCAATACTTAAACTCTCCCAGAACTCACCATATCCCCATTCATCACCGTCATTATAACAGTCAAGAATATACAGAACATTAAGGAATCCATCAAGGAAAAGTTCCAGTTTTGATTGAGTTTCAAATCTCACAGTATTTAATACCTAAGGATTATGAGTATTATAGTACAAAAAAGACCCTGTGAAGGGTTTGGTAGACAGTTTTGAGAGTGGTTCAAATACCATATCTTCCTCTTGTGGTATTAAAGTTTTGTTGAACTTCTGCTGCTGTAAGTGCTCTGGTATATACTTGTGCTTGAGAAATTTTACCATTGAAACATTGTCCAGGAGCATGTTGAGACATTCCAATAAAAAGATTAGAAGATGGTTGAATATTTGCAGTAAAACTAATTGATTGTGAATAAGAACCATTCAAATAAAACAGAATATTATTCCCACTTCTAACAAAATCTAGTTTATACCAAACACCTAAAGTTGGAGAAAGACTGAAAAATCCCCAATAAGTGCTCATAGAATATATGGTTATTCCACTTGTTTCAAACCTTATTAATATGCAATTGGTCCAGGAACCATTTTCAAAAATAGTTCCCAGACTCGTAATCGCACTAAAATTGACCCAAGCAGAGTATGACCAATCAGAAGTCCCGTGAATCAAAGAAGTATTTGGAGCAGATAT